TAACACAAACAACAACTTTTTTTAGAGCATATAATTTTGAAAATGATGGAGCAAGAACATTAGAATATGAGGCTAGTTCAGATGTAGCACAAGGCACAAATGCAAGATTAGCATCAGGATTAGAAACAGATAATGATTCAAGTTTAAGTGGCTATTTACATTTATTTAATCCATCATCAACAACATTTGTAAAACATTTTATGAGTAATACAAATTACGAACAAAGTGCAGTTAGTATAAATTCAAGATGTGCTGGTTATTTTAATACTACAGCAGATATAACAGGAGTTGAGTTTAAACTTAGTTCAGGCAACATAGATGCTGGAGATATTTGTTTATACGGAATTAATTAAGGAGAAATAATGCCAAGATATCATAATATAAATGGAAACAAAGTACAGTTTACAGCAGCTGAAGAGGCTGCTAGAGACGCTGAAGAACAAGCGTGGGCAGATGGTGCTTTAGGAAGAGCACAAGCTAATCTTAGATCTAGAAGAAATCAACTTTTAGCTGAGACTGACTTCTATGCTTTATCTGATGTTACTATGTCAGATGACATGAAAACATACAGACAGGAGTTAAGAGACCTACCCGAAGGTAAAGATACAGTTGAAAAATGTAACAATGTTACATGGCCAACTAAACCATAATTATAATGGCTCGTGTTAATTTTAAAAATTTTACACCACGACCAAAACCAAGGAAAAGACCAAGAAGACATAAAAAAAATTTAAATAAAGCAGAAAAAAGAATGACAAAAAAATATAATCGACAGGGGAGATAATGGCGACACTACCAACAGGTACGCTAACACCAACACAGTCAGAACAGACTAGTAGTAAAAAGGCTGTTAGTTTAATAGATAGTTTATTAAGTACACCTACATTACCACAGGGTGCTTCAATAACACCAACTGTACAAAATGTACAGACAAATGAATTATTAGCAACACCAGGTGTTACTGGAACTGTAGCTGCAGCTATACCTACTGCTACGGCCCCAACTGCAACTGCAGTTACACCTGCAACAAGTCAACAAGTAACAGCTGCTACACCACAAACTGCATCACAATTTACGGCTGCAACTATCGGTACAGCACCTACTATGACTGCTGCACAAGGAACTGTAACAGCTCCTATGACAGGTGTTACACAATCTTTAGCAACACTAGATCCTAAAGCAACAGTACAAGGTCAATTAGAAAATATATCATCTGATATACAGCAATCTTTAAGCACAGGTTCGCCATTACCTGCATTTGCAAGAGGTGCTGCTGAAGCTGCTAAAGCTACTATGCAAGCTAGAGGATTAGGTTCTTCTACAATGTTAGCAGAAGCATTAGCTGAAGGTATATTAAGATCATCAATACCAATAGCACAAGCTGATGCAAATACTTATAAACAAGTTATATTTCAAAATTTAGCTAACAATCAACAGGCTGCTGTTATAAATGCACAATCATATCTACAAATGGATATGGCTAATTTATCAAATAATCAGCAAACTAATTTACAAAATTTACAAGCACAACAACAACAATTATTAACTGACAATGCTGCTAGAAATGCTGCATTACAATTTAATGCTACAAGTCAAAATCAAGTTAATCAATTCTATGATACATTAAATACAAATATTCAAGAACAGAACGCTAGAAGATCAGATGCACTAGCACAGTTTAATAATGCAGAAGCAAATAAAGTTGCAGCACTAAATGCAAAAAATGCTACAGCTATAGCTGATGCAAACGCACAAAGAACAGCTGCACTAAATCAATTTAATGCTACACTTGAAAGTCAAAGAGAAAGATTTAATGTAGAAAATCAAAGAGTTATTGATCAATCAAATGTAACTTGGAGAAGACAAATTAATACAGCTAACACAGCTGCTACAAATGCTGCTAATCAAACTAATGCAGAAAACTTATTAAATATAAGTAACTTTGCATTATCATCATTATGGCAACAGTGGAGAGATGAAGCATCTTGGGTTAATCAATCTTCTGAAAATGAAATGAATAGAAATCATAATCTTGCAGTTGCAGCATTAGAAAGAACCACAGCGTTTGATTTACAAAACTCTGCACAAACATCTGCACTATATGCAATGTTAGGTCAGTTTGGAATGAATATATTTACTAAGTATATTCAAAATACATAGGAGTAATTAATGTCATACAATACTAAAAAATTATTTACAAAAGCAATATCAAATGTTACAAAAGAATTTGGATCTTTAGATTTTCCAGAAAATAGAGATAGAAGAAAAACTGGTAGACCTCCAATAGAAGAATCATATCCTGATGATATTTTAAGAGGCGGTAAAGGTGTAAAATCTGAAAAAACTTTTAAACAAAAAATTAAAGAAGCATTTTTAGAAGCTGGATCTGGAGATTATTTAGAAGCATATCAAAACACATTAAATATTTTAAATTCAGCACAAAGAAATAGACCAAGATTTAGTAAAATAGGAATTGGTGTTTCTAAACCAACTATGGCAAGGGGTAGCACGTTTGGTGCTATATCAGAATCTGATCCAGAAAAATTATTAAAAGAAAACAGAGCTAGAATGAAAGACTTTGTAATATCAAAAGCATACTTAAAGGCATAGAAACTTATGAAATCAATTGGAGATAATACGATACCACCAGAGTTTGATCCGTTTAATACACCTGTACCAGGTCAATCTCTTACTGATGAACCAGGTAATTATCCTTGGGAACATCCACCAAGACAAACAGATCCAGAAGTTGTTTTAGAAAATATATGGAGATCTATTACAACCCCTGAAGCAGTTGAAGAAATGATATATTTATTAGAGTCAGGAATGCCAGTAGAAGGTATTGCGAGAACAATTGTATTTGCAGGATTTATGGAAGGTGAGTTTAGTCCAGATTTAGGATTTACTTTAGCTGAAGCAATAATGGAAATGATAGCAGCTATAGGTATGAGAGCTGGAATTACAAATTTAAAAATGTCTTTAGAAGATACTGGTAATAAAGAATTTAAAACTAATATGTTAAGATTAAAGCAAGCTAGAGAAACTAAAGAAATGGAAAATATAAATTTAAATAAACCTACAATAGAAGCCAAACCAAAAACAAAAGGTTTATTAGCTAAACCAGAGGAGGCAGCATAATGGCAAATGGATTTTTAGTACCTTTTGCAACAGGTGCACTTACAGAATTACAAAGACAAAAACAAGTATCAGATGATATAGCTGCAAGTGTTGTAGATAATGTTTCTAAACATGTATTAGGTGTAGAGATACCACAAGAGAAAGCATTAATAAAAGCACAAGAAGAATTAAAAAATACATATGCAGCTACATATAATCAAAAAGTTGCTAATGGTATGGATGCTATGGGTTTATTTGATTCAGGCACTGAAGAAGGTTTAGCAAATGCTATTAAAATAAGATTTGCTGACAAATATAATATTGGAGACATAGTTAGTAAAATTAAATCAGCTAGTGATGAAGATTATAATAAATTAATTCAAACATCTTTTATAGGAACTAGAAAAGCTGCACTAGAAGATAGAGGTGCTTATATTGATTCTGTTTTAAAAGATACTAAAAATATTAAAGATTTATTAATAGGTGAAGCACCTACAGGACTTGCTAGATATATTGGTGAGCCTTTAGGTAAAAAAGATGAAGCTACTGCTACTGCTAGATTAACTCAAGCATTTGAAGGACCATCACCACAACCATCAACACCATCAGATGCTGCAGGTTTATTAGGACTTGATGTAGCTGGTAAAGGTGATGAAGTATTTGATTTTAATAATGTTAGACATACATCTCTAGCTAATAAAGCAATTTCAGCTTTTAATAAAGAATACTATAATGACCGACTAGCAGAGTTTGTTTTTAGCTATGATAAAGATAAAGATAAAGATGAGGCTGCAAAAGAATTATTAGATGGATATGAAGAAGCAAAAGATGCAGGTTATAAATTAGGTAAAGTTTCATATGCTAGAGATAGATATATTGAGCTTGCTTTAAAGAATTTTGGTATTAAAGGATATTTAAATCAAACATCAACATTAGACACAGCAAAACAAACAACATTACAACCAGGCACAACTGAGGGAACACAGACAAAAGATAAAGTAGCAGAAACTCAAACAGTTGTTGGTAGTGAAGATGTAGGTGCTATTAGTGCAAAACGTGCAGAGGGTGAAACAGCTAAAGAAGCAGCAGAAAAAACAGAAAAAGTAAGTATGCCTAAATCAACTGTAAAAGTTAATATAGGAACTGGTGATTCTGCACCTGACCCATCTGAATTAAATCAAAATGCTCCAGGATTACAACTTGCTAATGATGGTATGTTATATTCAAAAGGTAAAGCAGTACAAATGTATGCACCTTTAGAAAGAGAAATAGAAGAAGCATCGGCAATAGCTTTCCAAATAAAAGCTAGTGATTTATCTGAAGAAGATAAGGCACAAAGATTAGCACAACTTAGACAAGATTTTTTAAAGGAAATTGCAGGTCTTGGTGTAACACAATATATACCAGAGTTTTAAAAAGTGTCTTCAAAATATGATAAATATTTGCAGGGCGTAAATCCTCAGCCTAATGAATTTAAAGAAGATACTATACCTGATAATAAACAATTTTTATTAGATGTAGAATTACCTGATCAAACACCATCTAAAAATAAATATGATAAATATTTAAAAAGTGATGATATAATGAATACTAAGGTATTTCCTAGAGATCCTAAAACAGAGTTTGGTATTGGGGAGGCTTTTTTATTAGGGCTTGGTGATTCTGTTAGAGGTATATCACAATTTGTTGGAAGAGAAAAAGGTTTCTTTATGGAAGAAACTTTAGAAGAACAACAAAGAAGATTAAATAAAGCTATGCAAGCACCAGGTGGTGGGTTAGT